GTTGTTTTACGTTCTGAAAGTGAAGAGCTTTTTAGTAAAGATAAAATAGATTTTGTTGAATTAACTAAAAAAATAAGAGAGTTATTTCCAAAAAATAAGAAAGGAGATGAACAAGGAGTATTAAAAAAGTTAAAACAATTTTATAAAAATAATAAAAAATTTAGAGATGAAGACTTAATATTAAGAGCTACAAAACATTATATAGAACATACAGATAATTTATATATAAAACAAGCACATTACTTCATATATAAAGATGGTATAAGTACATTAGCATCTATATGTGATTATTTACTAAACTTAGAAGAAAATCCAACAAATGAGATAACATTATGAATTTAATAGAAACCATAAAATTCAATAGAGATAAAAGATTAAATGGCGAGATAATAACTATTCCGTGGCCATTTAATAAATTAAATAATGTGATAGCAGGTATTCAAAAAGGAAGATATTATTTAGTAAGTGGAGGTCCAAAATCAGGTAAAACTCAAATAGCAGATAGTTTATTTACTTATAATGTAATAGATTGGTATTTAGCTAATAAAGGTAAAACAAATATAAAACCAAAAATATTTTATTTTACTTTAGAACTAACATCAGAATATAAACAATTAATGCTTATATCTAGAAAATTATTTAAAGATTATAAAAAAATAATAAATCCAGAAAAATTGATGTCATCATACAAAGATTTTATCATTGATGAAGAAACGACTTATCAAATAGAAAATATCTACAACACATATGTGACAGAAGTATTAAAATTTACTGAATTCATAGAAGATGCTAAAACACCAAAATCAATATATAAGATTATAATGAATTATATTGAAAACAGTGGTAAGATATATAAAAAATTAATAACCACTAAAACTGGTGAAGAAATAGAAATATTTGATAGATATGAACCAATGGACGAAAATGAATTTGTATTTGTCATAGTAGATCATATAGGATTAATTACTCCAGAAAAAGGAGAAACTTTATATCAAGCTATTGCAGATTTAAGTAGTATGTTGTCCAGATTAAGAAATCATTATAAGATAATACCTGTTATAGTACAACAACAGGCTTTAGAAATAGAAAGGCAACAATTTACTTATAAAGGAGAATCTATCATTGATAAATTAAAACCATCTGCAGCTGGATTAGCTGATAATAAATGTACATCTAGAGATTGTGATATATTATTCGGTATATTTTCGCCAGATAAATTTGATATAGAAGTTTATAAAAAATATGAAATTTATAAGCTTAAAGATTGTTTTAAAGAACTATCCATAAGTATAAATAGACATGGTAAGTCAAATTTATCACTACCATTATTTTTCATTGGCGATTCAAATAATTTTGAAGAATTACCTCCCGCAGATTCTTTGGATATCATAAAAGTTTATAAATTTGCAAAAGATATAGAGAACTTACAATTAAATATCAAAAGTATAACTAATTAAAACTGAAACACATGCAAGTAGAAATCAAAGAAATCATGGGATTTGGAGCTGTATTAAACAATTTAAGTTTAGCTCAAAGGAAGAATCCGAGAAGTGCAGTAATAACGAAGTTACCACAACAAGAAGAAGTAAGAAGAAATGTTTTAAATTACTCAACCTCGGTAGCAGTTAATCGAAAAGATTTAGATGTTTTGAGAGAAATGGTATTAAGACAAGGTTCTAACATTAGACCTTTAAAAGGTATAATAGTTATATTAAGAATTAAAGCTACTATTAAATTCTGGAGTAAGCTATTAGAAGATAAAAGAATTCAGTCATTATATTCAGATAGTTATATTGGAATATTAAAAAGAATAGGAGTAACAAAAGAAGATTTTGACGAAAATATAAGTGATAAAAAGTTAGAAGAAATAAATAAAATCTTAAAAGAAGATAGAGAAATTGCTTTTTCAGAAGATTATTTTAAAAATTATTTGCAAACTAAAGATATAATAGTAAGTTATCTTACGTTAAGAGAGTTATATTTAAAGAAAGATGATACATTTAAATTATTTTTTGAAGAATTAAAGCATATATTGCCTTATTCTGATTTAATATTTCTTGAACCAAAAGAACAATAATATGGGAATGACAGTTGGTGTATTAGGAGAAAGTGGTAGTGGAAAAACCACTTCGATAGTAACTAATAAAGATGGTACAATATCTTTAGATCCACAAACATTAGAATGGGATATGAAGACATATAGTGGACTAAATCAGAAATCCACTGTTTTAATAAATTCAGATAAAAAACCTTTACCATTTGCAGATATATTTCCAAGTAATAATGTTATAAAAACATCTGATATTGATGATATAAACGTAATATTAAAAAGAGCTTCAGAAAGTACAACAATAAAAAGTGTTGTAATAGATACTATAAATGGTGTCATGTTAGATAGAGAAATGTTAGAAGCTCAAAAATTGACATATGATAAATGGTATGATTTTGCACGAGATATTTATGCTTTAATAGTTAATATAAGTAGTTTAAAACCAGACTTAATAGTATATTTGATGGGCCATATTAGTTTATATACCAATGTAGACGGTAATGAATCAAGAGCTCTAGTTACAAATGGTAAAAAGTTAGAAAAAATAAAATTGGAATCTAAAATGTCAATAGTGTTATTTACACATGTTGATTTTGTTAATGGAAAAGCTTCTTACAGTTTTGAAACTAGTTCAAATAGAAGTACTGCACATACTCCTTACGGGATGTTTAATGATTTTTTAATACCCAATTCATTATCATTAGTTGATGAGCGTATTAGAACTTATTATAAATTACAAAATTAAGTAAAAATGGAACAACAATTTCCTATGATATATTTATATACAAGAAATATAGCTGGTAAAGTAACTAAGCATATTAAGCTTAATAAAGAAGCTTTATCAGCTTTAAAAGATAAGAATACTAGTATAAATAAAACTATTATTACAATAGGTACTTATGAAGATAATATATATTTTGTAAATGTTACAGATATAGATAGAAAAACAATAAAAATTCCAATAAATTTAAATAAAAATGGTATAATAAATAATGGACATTTGTTTGATTATTTATATAAAAGATTTGTAGATATAGCAAATGAATACGGTAATATAGTGTTATTTGGAATTCCATGCGTTATTGATGGTATTAAATGTTTAAAATTAATAAGTAAATTGATAGAAGAAAATTATTTTTATGTAGAAGAACAATTAATCAATAACACAATTAGTGATTAATAAATAAATAAACAAACAAACAAATAAATAAATAAATTATGGAAAGAATAGATTATAATTTTGATGAGAACTATAATGAAAATACATTTGTAAATATTGAACCAGGTATAATAGAAAACATGTACCTAAGTGATGTTAAAGTAAGTGAAGAAGATAATAATAGTTATATAGAATATACGTTTTCAGATATAAAAGATACATTTAAAGTAAATCGACGTTATTATGAGCCAAAAATAGGAGGTTTTATAAAAAATGAAGATGATCTATATAAAGATAGCGTAAAGAAGAAAAATATAATAGCTAATATTTCCAGGAATATTATAGGAGAATCTTATAGTATAACTGGTGTAAAAACATACAAAGATTTAATTAGAGTTGCAGCTGCAGATTTAAAAAAGGTTATTCCAAATAAAATTTTAGTTCGAGTTGTAGTTGTATTAAATAATGATAATTTTGCAACATTAAGATCATTTGTACCAGTTATAGAGAATATGAATGTTAATCCTTCAAAATTAAAATTAAATAGATATGATAAATTAGTTTCAAGTGATAATAAATCTTCTGGATTAAAAGAAAGTTTAGAAAATAGTTGGGATTAATGATAAATTATGAAATAAAGCTTCCTTTAACAAAAGAAACTATATTATCATTTATTACAGAATATGATATATTTAAATATTATATACCGTCAATGAAGGATATAAATGTCTCTTTTAAATCAGAATTAAGAGAAGATAATCATCCTTCATGCAGGGTATTTTATACTAATAACAATAAATTAAAGTACAAAGATTTTGGAATTGAAGGTACGTTAAATTGTTTTCAATATGTAATGATGAAATATAATATTTCTTATAAAGAAGCTTTAAAAAAAATAATACAAGATTTTAATTTAGATTTAATAGATTCAGATATTGCATATTTTACATTACAATTAAGTAAAAAACCGGTTAAAGTAAATTGGAAAACTAATAAAGAACTAACAAAAATATTAGTTAAGAAAGTAAAATTTAGAAAAAAAGATATAGAATATTGGAATCAATATAATATAACACAAGATTGGTTAGAGAAAGCACATGTATCACCAATAACTGCATTTTATATTAAAACTAAAATTTCAGAACGTTATATAGGAAGTTCTTATCTTTCTTATTGTTATGACTTTGGTCAAATAGATAATACGAAAATAAGAAAAATTTATCAACCGTTTAATAATAAAGTAAAATTTATAGGTAATGTTACTAAAGACATAATACAAGGATATCATTTATTACCTAGAAATGGTGATTTATTGATAATAACATCTTCTTTAAAAGATGTAGGAACTTTATTTTGTAATACTAATACTTTTGCAATAGCCCCAAATTCTGAAGTTTCATTTATACAGCCATTAGAATTGTATAAATTAAAAGATAGATTTAGAAATATTGTTATATGGTATGATAATGATAAATGTGGAATATTAAATGCAAAAAAGTTTTCAGACATATATAAATTAGATTACATTTATATTCCAGAAAAATTTAAAGATAAAGATCCATCAGATTTTGTATTAAAGTATGGGACAAAGGAGTTAAATCTTCTTTTAAATTATTTATTAGAAACTAAAAATATAAAACATGACTAGAAAGATTTATTACAAAAGACCAGATAGAGTAGGTCTTGATTTTATTAGTAGTGATGCTACTACATTTGGAGAATTAAAAAAAGAATTTTCTCAACAGCTAAAGCTAAATTTAGATGATATGATTGTAATTGTGCGTGAAGGATTTATAACATTATCTCTTAATGAAGCTATATTACCAAATACAGAGTTTACTTTACTTCTTTATAAAAGTAAACAAAAAGGAGGAATTGATTATAGTAAATTAAGTTATAAAGAACTTCAAGATTTAGCTAAAAGTTATAAAATTCCAGCTAATTTATCAAAAATAGATTTAATATTTGCACTTAATAAAGTAAGGAAGTTAGAAAAAAAAGCTAATAAAGAAAATCTTGTTGGAGTAGTAAACTTATTATTTATAAATAATAGATTAGTGGATTTAAAAAATGAGCTAAATATTATAATAAAAGAAATTGAGAAATTAACAGATCGTATAAATAATATCACTTTAATTTCCGATTATGAATATCATGAAAAATTAATTAATAAGATAAATAAAGATTATAAAGATATAAATGAAGAATTAAAGTAAAGTATTAACCATAAATAAGTCAGATCTATCTATAACTTAATCTTATTTATAGATCTGACTTATTTATTAATCTAAATTGTATGAAATTTAATATTAAATTAGTTAATGAAGATAATACTTCTGAAATAAAATATATAGAAATAAGAGATAATAATGGATTATTTATACAAACTTTTTCAGTCACAGGCTGTGCATGTATAAATCAAGATGGTAATCAATATTTATTAACTAGAGGTTTAAAAATCCCGATAAATAAATATAAAAATTTAGATGGTATATTAGTATGCAATGAAACAAATAATATTTATAAATCGATACATGTATTAGACACTGTGTATGAAGCACTTATTGATATGTTTGGAGAAGATACAGTATCTTATAAGAATAAAGTTATTAATGAATATGAAGATTTATCGGATGAGTTTATAACTACTTTCTTTGAACGTACTTATAGTTTAATAACAGTAAAATTAGGAACTTTAATAAGTCATGAATCTGAAAATAAATTTGAAGTATTTAGAGATTTATATTTAGTATTCGGTTTATTAGATGCTGTATTAGAAATAAACTTAATAAATGCTAAACCTACTTCACATCAATTTGTAAATGGAAAAACATTACCAGTATATTGTTTAAATTATAAATTCGTATCTAAGATATGTTTAGGTGATTCTTTTGCAAGTAGTAATTTAGTTACAGCAAATTATATGATCTCTGATTATATCAATTGTGGAAAACAATTTGATGAAAAATTGTTTAAAGATGTAATAGTAGATCTTATAAATAATTTAAAAATATTATTAGGAAATATTTCTGATGAAGGTTATAGACGTTATACATATAATTTTAACAATTACTTTGATATAACAAATGAAGAATTAATTAATTTATTTATGATTGATCCAAATAAATGTAAAATAATCATTCCAGAAGAAAAAGATGCATTTGAACATTTACAAAAAAAAAGTTTTATTTATGATATAAAAAATAGTTTATTTAATAAAGAATTTATTAAAACATTAAGTAAATATTCAAGTAATCCTGTATATTTTTTCGAAACCAAAAAATCTATATATAATATTATACAATATAATAGTGTAAAAAATATGATAAAACGTGAAATGAAGCGTCTGATTAATGCATATAATACCAAAATATCTATAGAAGGTATTTGTTCAAAATTTAAAGATTATAATGATATAGAACAAGATTTATATAACACAAATATCGTCTTAGATACATTTAAAAATAATCTTATTAAATTACAAATAATTGATAAAGGATTTGACGATGATTTAACTGTAAAATGTATAAAAAATGAAAAAGAATATATTGTTTATAAATAAAGAAGTATTTAACAAGATAAATTTATATCATAGTATTGTTGGAAGTATAGAATGGAGTGGTTCTATATTAATAAAACCAGAAATATCTGATAATGTTATAACTTATAATGTTATTGATATAATAATAGAATGTATAGGAGTGTCAGGTAGTTTTGAAACTAGTCCTACAGAATTTAAAAATTTTGCAAATAATCCTGAATTCGATAAATGTATGATAGGATTAGTGCATTCTCATCATTCTATGGGAGCTTTTGTATCTTCAGTTGATGAAGAAGAACTTAAAGAATCTCCATTTTATCCTTACATAAGTTTAGTTGTAGCTTTTAATCAAAGATTTGTAGCTAAAGAAGCTTATAAATTAGAAGAAACTTACAGAACTTATACATTATTTAATGGAAAATCTATAAAGATTAAAGAAGAAAATAAAGTAATAACTTTTGATTTAATAGTAAAAATAGAAGGTTATGATGAAGTTTTAGAAGAAGTTAATGTAATAAAGTCGAAAAAACCAGATTACTTTAATAATTTTAATAAAATTCCTAATGTAAATTTGCCAAATTATGGAATAAAAGAACAAATAGAAAATTATAAAACATATAATGGATTAAAATTAAATGATAACGATATTTCATTTATAATAAAACAGCTTGGTATAAAAACTACTGGTAAAAATAAAGATGTAAGAAAGGAAGTAATAGATACTTTAATAAAATACTACGAAAATAATCAAAATAAAATTTTAAAAGGATTTTTAGCTTATTTAAATTCATTAAATAAAGAAGATATTTTCTTTAGTTATCTTAAACAAAGTAAATATTGTACACCATATATTTCAGATATATTAGATATGATAAGAAAGGATTATTTTTATTATAGCGAATATAATGAATACGACGAATTTTAAAATGAATAAAATCTATGGATGAAAAAAGATTACGTTTTATTGATGCAGAATGGGCTCAGGATATAACATTTCAAGATGTTATACTAGGAGGTATAGGAGGCATTGGATCATGGTTGGCTTTATTACTATCTAGAGTTAATGTAAGAAGTTTATTAATATTTGAAGATGACATAGTTAATTTTCATAATATTGGTGGACAATTATATGGTATAGATGATGTCGGAAAGAGTAAATATGATAGTTTAATTAAAACTATATTAAACTTTTCAGCACCAGTAGAAACAAGTATATTTCCTGGTAGAAGATTAGAAAAATATATGCTTAAAGATGCTAGTAATACATTAAAAGTTTTAAATCCTTCTATTGTATTTTCAGCTTTTGATAACATGTCAGCTAGAGAAATGTTATTTAATCTTTGGTTGGATATACCTAATGAAGATTCTGTATTTATAGATGGAAGAATGGGTGCAGAAAGTTTTCAAGTATTTACTGTAAAAAAAGATAAAGATATTATAGAAAGATATAAAGCTTCTTTATTTAGTGATGAAGAAGTACCAGAAGATATATGTACTTTAAGAGCTACTACTCATAATGGAATGACATGCGCTTCTGTTATGCTAAGTAGTGCTCTTAATTTTATTACTAATTTAAGATATTCAAATTCAAGACCTTATGATTTTGAATTACTTGTATCTCTAAATCAATTATTTATTACAAGGTTATGAATTTTCATGTAGAAGATGTATATATAAAAGATAATTATTTTTATAAATATAGCAATTATTCAAAAGAGCTACAAATACTAGATAATATATATCATGCTGCTTTTGCAGATATATTTCCAAGTAATGACGAACTTCCAATAACATATTCTAGAAACAACTTGTTTAATAGAAAATGCTTAAAAATAAAAGATTTTACATATGTTTTTTCTAATTCAGTATATAGATATATAATATCAAAAAATTATATACTTATTATAAGCTCTAATTATTATATCGAAAATGAATATGAATTTTTTATAAGAGCTAAAAATAAAAACAAAGATAAAAATGTTCTTTTATATGCTAATGGTTATGGGAACTTTGAAAATATAAAAAATGAAGAATTCAATTCATATAGATATAACTTTATAAAAGGATTGATAAAAGTATTATTATATAGTTCTGATTATAAAATATTATTAAAAGAAGATTCAATTCAAAAATATGATACATTTGATTTAATAAAACCAATGGACATTAAATCTGAAATTATGCTTTTATTACGTATAGAATTAAAAACTGATGGTTATATAGATAACGATACTTATATATTAACTAGTGATATAATTAAAGATATTACCAAAAAAGATCTTTTTTCAGCATTTATAAAAACAAAATTATTAAGAGCAGTACGAAAGGCAAACAAAGATGGAAAAAAACATATATTTTGAGGTAGATGCTATAAATAGCAGCTTATTAAAAAAAGTTAAAAATCCTAAAAATCTTTTAGAAGAAGTTCAAGAAACTGATGAAATGATTATTGGATCTGCCGTAGATTGTATATTAACTAGAAATGGTGATTTTGATAAAGAGTTTATGTATTCTGGAGATTACAGAATAAGCTTAGCAGTAAAAAATATAATTGATAAAGTATTTGAGTTATCTAAAAATAAGACAACTTTAGAAGAAGAAGCTGATTTATTGTTAAGAATAGGACGTGAATCAGAATATCAAAATAACTGGAAAGACGATACTTTAGTTAAAAATCTGATAAATAATGGAAACGCTTATTATAATGATCTTATCAAGGCCAATGGTAGAAAAATAATAACTTTAGATATGTCAATGTCCATAGATATTTCTTTAGAATTAATTATGAATAGTGATATAGATGAAGTTATTACTTTATTAAATTCTGATAAAGTAATGAAGCAACTTCCAGTATTTTGGTCTATAGAAAATAAACAATGTAAGTCATTATTAGATTTTGTATATATAGATGATGAAGCTAAAAAGATAAAAATATATGATTTAAAAGTAACTTCACGTCCAGCGCTAAGTTTTGATAAAACCTATCTTAAAGATGATCATGCTATACAAGCTTCTTTTTATGTAGATGCTTTAAAATACTTATATAAAGACTATGATATTAGTTTTGCTTTTGTAGTAGTTAGTTATACAGAAGATATGGTAATATTATTTGATGTTAGTGATAAAGCTTTAGATATAGGAAGATATGGTAAAGACTTTACTACACATAGATATATGGGTTATTTAGAAAGAATAGAAGCTTTAGATTATATAAATATACAAGGCGATTATATCTATCCTTATTATGTAGTAAAAAAGAACAAAAAATTATTAATAGATGATAACACAACAAACAATAAAGACTCAGATAACTAGATATAATATTTCATTTTGTAATAGATTCTTTGTTGTAAAAGCTAATAAACCTGTATTTACTTTTAAAGATGATGAGGTTACATGTATGGATCAAGAATTTATATTAGGATTTCCGAAAGAACTCAAAGTAAATTCTTATGTTCATTTTAACATTAATAACTTTGATACTGTTTATCATATAAGAGATATTAAAGAAGATATAGAAAATATGCAATATACTTTTATAGAAGAAACTAAAAATATAACTACAAAATTTATTGTTCCGTTGATATTAGATAATATAGAAGAAGAACTTTTTCTAATGAATGCATATTTATCTACTACCGATTATATACTTGTGTTAAAATATAAATTTTTTAATCTTCCAGAATTTAATAAAATAGAAGATAAACTAATAGAATTTCCTTTAACCTTATCTATTATTCCAGAACATAATACATGTACTAATATTATAGTACTTGTTAAGATACCGAATGAATTAAAAGGAACTATAGAATCAATAAAACAAGGAAAATATTCTAAGATAAGTAATAGTCATAAAAATAAGATATTAGATTATTATGGTGTTGGAATAAATAGTGATATATATGATGTGTTATATAAAACTGATAATTATAGAAAAAGTTTATCTAAGATATTAGATTATGACATAAATAAAAATTCAGAATTATATGATATAATGACATTAGAAAATGAAACTATACATTTAGATAAAATATTAAGTACTATATTTACAGTACAAGATATAATCAAGTTTTTTATGTTATGAAACAGTTATTTAGTGAGGATTGGTTTAATATTTTAAAACCAATCCTCAAAACTAAGTATTTTGATGATGTTGGTAAATTTTTAAAAATAGAACGTCAAACTAAAATAATATATCCAGAAACTAACGAAGATATATTTAAAGCTTTTAAATTAACGACGTTTGATAATACTAGAGTAGTAATAGTAGGACAAGATCCATATCATGATGGTAGTGCAACAGGATTAGCTTTTGCAAATTATATATTAAAATCTCCATCTTTAAAAAACATATTAGATGAAGTATATGATAATTGTGGTGTTTATACTAATCCTAATTTAGAAAATTGGGCTCGTCAAGGTGTACTATTATTAAACATGGCTTTAACAGTAGAAAGAAATAAACCATTATCACATATTAACATGTGGTATAAATTCACCGATTATGTATTTAAATGTTTAAATGATAATAAAACAGCTTTAATATTTATGTTATGGGGTAATAAAGCAGGTTCTATAATTGATAAAATAGATAGTAATAAACATTATATATTAACTGCTGGGCATCCATCTCCATTAAATACTAAAATTCCATTTAGAGGTTGTAAACATTTTAGTAAAGCAAATGTTATATTAAAATCAATAAACAATGATGAAATAGATTGGTCATGAAACTATATAAATTTAACGATAATCTTCATTTATTTGAAGAATTTGATATAAAATTGAAAATAGTTTATGTTGCTATAATATTTATACTATTAGTATTAATAGCTTTTAAATTAGTAGATAGCAATAAAAAGATAACATACATAGACAGAGTTATAAGATTAGAAATAACTAATGAAAATTTCAGTAAGGAAAATCTTGAAAAAGAACTTATTAATTTAAACATCAAGTTTCCAGATATAGTATTAGCACAAGCAATATTAGAAACCAATAATTTTAAAAGTAGGATATTTCTAGAAAATAATAATTTATTTGGAATGAAACCAGCGAAACTTAGGCCAACAACAAGTAAAGGTGTTCTAAATGGATATGCATATTATAATAACTGGAAAGAGTCAGTATTAGATTATGCTTTATATCAAGCGGCTTATGCAAAATCTATAGACACAGAAGATAATTATTACATATTATTAACTACTTTTGCAGAAGATACATCTTATACAAAGAAACTAAAAAACATACAATATGGAAATTAATGAAGAAGAAATATTGAAAGATATAATTGATCATGTAGAATCTATTAATGAATTATCTGATTTAAAAATAGCATTACTTATGTTTATAAGTAAAGAAGACACAACAAGATGTTTACACAGCAACTATCCTTTTGGTACATTTATATATGATATTTTTAAAATATTTTTAAAAGATAAAGAATTAGCTCAAAAAGTTTTTAATAAAACACACGACAATGTCTAACATAGAAACCAGTAAAAGTTTAAAATACATTATAAATCAATTGTCGAAATTACCTGATACGGAAAGAGTTACTATATTTTACAGAGAAAGTACTAAAGGATCAGAAAAAGTAGACTTTACTCTATTAGGTAATTTTGATTCTAAAGAAATATGTGCTATTGAATTAATTAAATTAATGGAAAAATTAAAAATAGATTTTATTGTAAAAGAAAGTGAAGATTTTGATCAATTTTTAAAAGTGTGTGAATTTATTGAAACAGTCGGATATGGATTAGATGATGAAACAGATGATAAATAGTAAAAAGGAAATGAATAAATATATATTTAAAAAAATAAAAAATGAAGTAATAAAAGATATAATATTAACTTATAATGGTTTTTGTATAGTTACAGAAAAGTATCAAGTTAATATTTTTTATAATGTTGATACTTATGATTGTTTTATTAAAGCAAATAATAATACACCAAATGTAAATTTCAAAGATTTATATTTAGAAGATATACATCTCAATATAGAATGTAGATCAAACCAAAATAATGGATTAAACACAAGATTAGTTTTCATTATAACTATGAAAAATAATATAAATATAAATATAAATATTGAGATAGAATCGCAAATATTTTTATCACACAATATTAAAACAGCACTTTACAATGTAAAATATCATAATACAGAACTTTGTGATACGTATTTTTATAATTGGAGATAAATAAATTAATGAATTAATAAATTAAAGTTGTAAATTAACAATTTAAATAAAAAGATTATGAGAATTAATACAGAAGAACTTATTAAAGAAAACATTTGTGAAGATGCTATATATTGGATATTTTTTAACAAATTACATGAAATTGATATACCATCTAAAGCTAATATAATAGTAAAAACAAGACAAGAATTATATTGGATTGATTATTATATTTGTAAATTTCACAATATATTAAATATTTCAAGTCTTAAATATGAATCTCCAGATGGTTATTGGGAAAAATCAGAATATGATAATAAAGGAAATGAAGTAAAATGGGAAAATTCTGGTAAATTTTGGAGAAAGAGTAAATATGATTCAAATGGTAATATGATAAAATATAAAGATTCAACTGGTTATTGGAGAAAATGGAAATATGATGATGAAGGAAATAAAATAAAATATGAAGATTCTTATGGTTATTGGGAAAAATGGGAATATGATATTAATGATAATTTAACAAAATATGAAGATTCTAATTGTCATTGGACAAAATTAACATATAATTGTGAAGGAAAAATAATAATATGGGAAAATTCTGATAAATATTGGGAAAAGTGGAAATATGATAATAAAGGAAATAAAATAGGATATGAAGATTCCAATGGACATTGGAAAGTATGGGAATATGATGATGAAGGAAATAAAATAAAATATGAAGATTCTTATGGTTATTGGGAAAAATGGGAATATGATATTAATGATAATTTAACAAAATATGAAGATTCTAATGGTCATTGGACAAAATTAACATATAATTGTGAAGGAAAAATAATAATATGTGAAAATTCTGATAAATATTGGGGAAAGTGGAAATATGATAATAAAGGAAATAAAATAGGATATGAAGATTCCAATGGACATTGGAAAGTATGGGAATATGATGAAAATAATAAATTGATAGATTTTAGAACAGATGAAGAAGTAATAAAATCTACTGTTATAATTGTTGATTAATAATCATGGAACAAGAGAATGATTTATTTAAACTTGTTTGTGAACAAGATTTACATGTTAAATGTGTTAAAGAGTTTAGATTTAGTAAAACACGAAGATGGCGATTTGATTATGCTCTTCCAGATTATAAAATAGCTATTGAAGTAGAAGGAGGTATTTGGAAATATGGAAGACATAATAGAGCAACAGGATTTATTAAAGATATTGAAAAATATAATGAAGCAACATTAATGGGCTGGAAAATTTTAAGAACAACTCCTCAAAATCTAAACTCTTTAACTTTTTATGAAATGATAAAAAAGTTAATTACATTATGTAACAAAAAATTTATTATATAAAAAACATAAAATTTATGACACACATTAAAAAATTCAACGAAAATTATGAATCAGAAAAACTTGATTTACAAAGAGACCAACATTTGATGTCAATTAGAAAAAATGGCGAAAGAATGGGTGATATAGAAATAGTAGATGGTAAAATAACAACAAGTGGAATTATTGGTTATAATCAATATGATAATTTTGTTGAATTAATAAAAGGTTTACAAGGATTTGATATTAAGATTGATGAGTTCTATTGGTAAAATGCCACATAGCGGTTTAGCTATGCACCGTTAAACAATTAAAACAATACAATTATGAAAGTTAAACAAATTTACAACAATTACCCTGACTATAATTTAGATGAGGTAAAGGCACAAATGGTTGAATGTGAGGTATATGAAACGGTTGAAGAAATTACCGATGATATGGTTTATAGTTGGATGGATGATGAAAACAACTTAAATTGGGAAGATTTTAAAGAGGAGTTGACTACTTTTATTGACAAACAAAAACATTCAATGTTATTAGTTGGATATGCAGGAACTTGGCGTGGTCGTATGAGTGGTGGAATTTATGTAAATAAATTTGACGACTTATATAAATTTTGGAAAGATTGTGATTATATCAAAGTTTATGAAGTACGTGGTCGTTTATTTATTGAAGCATCTCACCACGATGGTACGAATAAAGCGGAATTGCGTTGCTTAACAGATAAAGGACAAGCGTACAGAGAAAAACACGATTATGATTTTACAGATGAAGAAATGCACACAAAACTAATGAATAACTCTAAATATTCAAAAGCTGCAAATTTTATTAAAAGTGTGTGGGGGTAAATAAATGTGGGGGTTAAAATCCCCTCACTATTGTACTAAAATTAGTACTAAATTATTTGGTAGTCTCAAAAATTTTACTTACCTTTGTTGTACAAATTAAAATAATAATAATATGAAACAATTTAACGTTACTAAAAAAAACAAAAATTATGAAAACAATAAAAATGGATTATTCGGAGTATGAGGAAATGGTCGAACTCATAAAGACTCAACAAGACACTATTGAAGAATTTAAGAAACAACCCAATGTAGTTTTGGTAGATGAAAGGTATA